CAGGAATTTTAATCGTGGGCGACCTGAGCTTCATTAACAGGTCGAACCACGCATCGGGCATGAGGGCTCGCACAAGATCGATGCTGATCATATCGCTAGCAGACTTCAGGTCGAGGGTAGCAACATCCCCCGACTCAGAGCCGCGCTTGGCCATAGCCTGATTTTTAGGCTGTTGGTTGCGAATGTCCAGTCCGATACGCCGCAGTGCCCCTTCGAGATACATGCCTGCAGCAAGCTGCAGACACATGTTCCCTGAGGGTTCTATGGCGATTGTGCGTTCAGTGTCCTCGTTTTTAGGAACTGTTGTTAGTCGAGAACCCTCAATCTGCTTGGTACCCGAAACTCCGTTACGGCCATCACTGGCCACGAAGTAAGGGTTACTCCCACGCAGCTTATGAACCAAGGGCTCACACAGAGCGGTACAAGTCATTTCCTGCCATATCTTATCCGCGGTGTGCGTACCTTTGATGCCATTGCTGGCACCAGGTCCGAACCGCCAATTCGAATACAGGAACGACATCTCGAGCGGCTGCTGTATAGCCAACTCGTCCCAGGAACTCGTGTAACGCTCTAAAATGCTAGTAACAAAATAACGAGCGTTTGCGATAATCCTAGGATCCAAAGTGGAAGAAGGCGGTGAACTCTTTTGAAGTTCTTTCACCCTCTCATTCACCGCGATAAAATCTGCGATGGCTTCACCCTGGAGATCTTCTCTAAGGAAGCGTGCTCTTTTCCGAGCACGTTGTACCTGACGGGAGACCGCAAACGTCTGCGGCCCACCGGCAAGAAGCTCTTCTAACATCGTGTTAAAGAACGCCGTAAGGCATTCTTCATTACGACCTTGAACGTTACTTTTACTCACAGGATAACTCCCGATGATTATAACGGTTTAACCAAGAAAGAGTCTTCGCATTCTACTGGTTCAACCACACGGTTAGATCGTGCTAAACCCACCTTTTACAAGATGAGTCAAAGCACTTCGTTCGGTGTGATGTGTCAGTGCCCGCGGCTTTTTCGGCAGCGGAGAGAATGCCTGAGGAAGCAAATCAAACTCCAGTTGTTCAGGAGCTACTTCTTCAGTTCCCACGTTATCTTCGGGTGAGTTGTTTCCAATCCAAAGTGCACGTAGGTGGTATTGACTCTCAGGGCGTTTCGAAAACGAGATACAGCCGTCATCGTTGCCTCGCCGTACTCCTTTGGTGCACTCGCAAGTAAAGCAAGCGAGCACATTATGAAGAGTACAGCTAATACACGGTGACATCTCAGAAAACGCCTGTCAACACAGTAACACTGATTGCGGAGGCTTGTTCCCAACCAATTCCAAAATGGCAACTGATCAAGGCACGCATCTCCTCAGGTTCATATGTGTCAAC